GTACGACATCAACAACGACAAGTTCCCTTGCCGTCTGGATGTGCTGTATGGCTACAAGACCATCCGCCCGGAACTGGCCACCCGTATCCTGAGCAACTAAGCGTTCTCAAAGGCCAAGCCCATCCCACAAGGGTGGGTTTTTCTTTGGGCGTTTGAAAGACCTTCATGTTCCAAGAGTTTCTTAAGTGCCTGGTCAAGGGCGATGAGTACCGCATCGTCAAGGATCAGGAGCAAGAGCAGCAGGCCCGCGATGAGGGCTATGCATTCCACTCCGAAGCGCCGCAGGAGCCCAAGCGCCGAGGCCGTCCGCGAAAGGTTGAGTCGTGACCATTGCAACGTTTTCCGACCTGAAAACGGCGGTCGCTGATTGGGCGCATCGCTCCGACCTGACGACTCGCATTCCCGACTTCATCTCGATCACGGAAAAGCGGATCAAATCGCTGGCTGATGTTCGCGGCTATGAGATTGAGTCGTCGCTGACTTGCACGCCGGGCAGTGCATTCATCGCCCTGCCGAGCAACTTTAAGTCTCCGATTGCGCTGTGGATCGCTGACATCAACCCGCGTGAAGAGTTGCAGCAACTTTTGCCGCAGACGCTGCCGTACAACGATACGCCCAACAGGCCGATGTACTGGGCGATTGACGGGGCCAACATCAAATTCCAGTGCCCCGCGAATTCGGCTTATCCGATGACGATTCGCTATGAGGCAATGTTTGAGTTGTCTGATTCCAACCCGACTAACTTTATCCTGACCAACTATCAGGATGTCTACCTGTTTGGGGCGCTGGCCGAACTGGCGGCATACACGCAGAACGATCAGCAGGCGCAAAAGTGGGAGGCCAAGTTTCAGGACTCCATCCGCCTGATGACCAATCAAGAGGCGTCGAACAACGCGCACGTTCCGCTGCGTACGGAGTTTGGGCAAGTGTCCAAGCGCCGATTCAATGTTTACAGGGGCTACTAATGGTTAATTGGTACAGCACCATGCGCGTGAGGGCGAAGTAATGGCACTGGAAACTGGAACCTACATTAGCGATCTGGTCGCTACCAATCCGGCGGTGACTGACCCTAAGAGTCAGGGCGACGACCACCTGCGCCTGGTCAAGTCCACGGTGAAGGCCACCTTCCCGAACATCACCGGCCCGGTCACGGCTTCGCATACCGAACTGAGCTACATGGCGGGCGCTACCACGCAGCCCGCGATGAAGGACGGCTCCAACCTCGTTACGCCGACTGCGGGCGACTCCAGCACGAAGATCGCCACAACCGCCTTCGTGACGGCCACGGCGTTCTCTGCGGCCCTGCCTGCTCAGACGGGTAACGCGGGCAAGTTCGTCACCACCAACGGCACCACGGCTTCGTGGGCTTCCATCGTGACGGGCATTTCCACGGTCAACAGCACCGTGACGACCAGCACGACCCTGTCTGGAGGCTACCTGTACGTTCCCGTGCAGATGGCAAGCATGGGGCAATCGGTGACCCTGCCGAACGCCACGACCCTGACGGTGGGCGGTCCTCAGTACGTGATCGACAACACCCAAGGCGGCTATCCGGTGGGCATCCGCGACAACAGCGGCACGCTGCTGATGGCGGTGGCTGCGGGTGGCGAGGCGCTGGTTTCGCTGAAAGACAAGTCCACTGCTGCGGGCGTGTGGACCGTGACCGGCACGAACCTTGAGCCGGGCCTGATTACGCTGGACTCGACGTTCTCCAACACCTATCAGCAGCCGATCCTGGCCCCGTTTGTTTCGCTGGACAACAACACCAGCATTCACTTTGCGGCGCTGACCGCAGGCTTCGCCGCATATGTGGTGGACAACGCTGGCAAAGTTGTTAGCACGCCTGTTACTGTCAGCAGCACTGCTGGCGAAACGCCAGCGATCGCTTTCAAAGTCAGTGCAACGACTGCAATTGTTTTTTATGGCGCAGGCACGACTTCGCATAAGGCCGTCGTTCTTTCCCTGACTGGATCGTCGCCTAGCTTTTCGATCTCGGTTGGAACGCCTCAATCGTTGACCGCGACGATGGGGTCTAGCACTTCCGGTTGGGACGGTGAAAACTTCTTTGGCGCTCCCAAAGTCGCACAGTTGGCTAGTGCGCTGTATGTTGCGTCGTATGTGGCCGGCGCAAACACGAACGCGGTAGCGATCTCGGTTAGCGGCACAACGGTGACTATTGGAGCGCCCGTCAACATCGTCACTTCTTCCAGCGTTGCTGGGACGACTTGCACCTTGGCGCTGACCAGCACGACGGCGCTGGTGTTGTATGTTCGCAGCGCTGCGCCGAACTCGATGAACGCGGTTGTTGTCTCGGTTTCTGGGACGACTTGCACGGCTGGCACGCCAGCAGTTCAAAGCGCCTACGGACATTCGCAAAACCCACCGTTTGTGTGCTTGGTTTCTCCCACAAAAGCAATCGTGGTGCTTGATGGAAACGCTAACGGCATCTCGCCAATTGCGTTGACGATCAGCGGGACCACCGTTTCGTGGGGATCAACCACTGCAATTGGTTCTGGCTCGGGAAACGCTGCATTTACGGCAAGTGGGGCCACTCGATATAACCCTCACCTTTGGGTTTTGACGACTGGGTCAACAAACACCGTCGGCTTGTGGTGGTTGGACACGGGTGGGATTTCATGCGTATCTGTTCTGTCTGAAACCAGTGGAACGATCACCGCCGGGACGATTTACTACTACACCATCAGCCAGACTAACAGCGGCAGTGGTTATGGCGTAATCCTGCCACAAGGCACGACCGAGTTTGTTTCTAGCTTTCAGCGACAAGCAAGCACCGCCGGGTACAGCAACGCCATTTCAGCTAACAAGATTTCTGGGGCAACCATCACGGTCGGTGGAAGCGCAGCCATTCCTCAAGTAGCAGTTGATCCTTCGCGCTTGTTTGCAACGCGGATGTCCACCGGGAAGTACGTTCTTTACGGCATCCAAGACAACAACAACATGATGGCGTCAATTCCTGTTTTCGCATCAAACGGCGATGCCATCAGTTACTTCGGGGCGATTTCCACGCCATTGTTTGCGGCCGGCGGGGCAACTAATGGCATGGGGTGGGTCAGCCGAGCCGTCTCGTCTAACCGCCTTGTGATTACTGGCTACGCATTTGTTGGCGTCGGCACCGGCAGCCAAGTCGCGGTCCGCCTGCTCAACGTGGAGATTGCAGCATGAGCATCCTCGTTCTGAACACTGCGATCCTCGCGGTTGACCCGGTTGACGCGGGCGACCACTGGCAGACGGCTGACCAGATCATCCCCAAGCATGTCGCTTCGGGCGCGGTGGTGGTCGATGTGCAGCCGCCTGCCGACTACGCACCCGGCAAGTACACCTACAACGGTGGCTTCGTGCTGGTGCCGCCGCCTGCCCGTCCTGCTGACGAAGTGCAAGCCGAGATCGTTCAAGCGACACAGAAGCGCCTGGACGACTTCGCCCGTACTCGCAACTACGACGGCATCCTGAGCGCCTGCACGTATGCCACCAGCAGCGTGCCGAAGTTCTCGGCTGAAGGCCAGTACTGCGTCGGTGCGCGTGATGCGACCTGGGCCAAGCTCTACTCCATCATGGGCGAGGTGCAGGCTGGTCAGCGTCCTATGCCTGCTGGCTTTGCCGACATTGAGAGCGAACTGCCGTCGCTGACATGGCCGGTCTGAAGCAAGTCCTGATTGCTGCTGACCAACTGCTGAACACGCTGCTTTTCTTCCTGCCCGGTGGTTGCTGGGCGGATGAAACGCTGTCCAGCCGGACATGGCGAATGCGGCACGTTCAGCCGTTCAAAGCACTCAGGCCCATCATTGATGCGGCCTTTTTTTTTGACCCGCAGCACTGCCATGCGAGCTATCTCGCTGAGAGGCTGCGAACTCAATCCCCCCCGGAGGAACGATGCCACTAACCCGCGTCCCGCAGGCTGGCGCGATTGGCGTCATCCGTGACTTGTCGCAGCATGAGTTGCCGAACAACGCCTGGAGCGATGCGAAGAACGTGCGCTTCCTCGATGGCGCTGCGGATCAGTTCTATGGTCACGGTGAGGTCTACAACAGCCCGAGCTTCACGCCCCAGCACGTTCTGCCCTGCAATGTCTCGGGCACGCGCTACTGGCTCTATGCGACGGCGGGCAAGACCTTTGCCGTGACCAACAGCGGCGGTGTCGCGGTTCACACGGACATTACGCACCTGACGCCTCGCACGGGTGTCGCCAACCAGTGGACCAGCACGCTGCTGTCGGGCATCCCGATCCTGAACGCAGACGACGGCACGGCTCCTATGTCGTGGAACCTGAACCTCGCCAACAAGTTCGTTGACCTGGCGAACTGGCCTGCATCGACTTCGTGCAAGTCGATCCGCTCTTACAAGAACTACCTGATCGCGCTGAACGTCACGAAGTCCGGCACTCAGTACCCGTACATGGTGAAGTGGTCGCATCCTGCCGACCCTGGCACGGTGCCGGTGACTTGGGACCCGTCCGACGCGACGAAAGACGCGGGTGAAAGCGACCTTGCAGAAGGCTACGACCCGATCATTGACGGCCTCCAGTTGCGCGACTCCTTCATGATCTACAAGGAGAACAGCATCTGGCGCATGGACTTCACGGGCGGCACGTATGTGTTCCGCTTCTCAAAGGTCATGGGCAAGAGCGGGGCGATGAACCGCAACTGCATCGCTGAGATTGACGGCTACCACGTCGTTCTCACGGGCTCGGATGTGATCGTGCATGACGGCCAAAGCGGCGAAAGCGTGCTGGACAAGCAGACCCGTCGCTACCTGTTCCAGAACATCGACGTGAACGGCAGCAATCTGTGCTTCACGTTTGCCAATCCGTTCTTCAACGAAGTCTTCATCTGCTACCCGTCCATCGGCTCCACGTATTGCGACATGGCAATGGTGTGGAACTACAAGGACAAGACCGTTAGCTTCCGGCAGATCCCGAACCTGAACCATGCGGCCTTCGGTCCCGTGGACAACAGCCTTGCGGGCAACTGGAACCAGGACAGCGCCCCTTGGGACTCTGACCTGACGCTGTGGGACGGCCCCGACTTCGTGCCCTCTACTTCGCGGGCGATCATGGCAAGCGCCAATACGAAGCTTTACATGCTGGACGCCTCCAGTAGCTTCGATGGCGTCATACCGAGTGCGTACTTGGAGCGCCGTGGCCTGTCCTTCGGTGCTCCCGAGCAGATCAAGCTAGTGCGCTCGATCCGTCCGCGCATCGCGGGCAACCTCGGCCAGACCGTGCTGGTGAAGGTGGGCAGCAGTGCCGACCCGTTCACTGAGCCTACGTGGGGACCGACGATGACGCACACGATTGGCAGCACTGTGAGCAATGACTGTCTGGTGTCGGGGCGGTACATCGCTATCCGCATGGAGACAGGAACCGCCTATCAATGGCGACTTGACTCGTTTGATGTGGACCTGGAATCGGGGGGAAGCTGGTGAGAACGCCCAACATCAACAGCGGCTTCTACGCACCGGGCGTAGCGCCTACAGAGCCGGATCAATTCCGGCGCTTCGTAGAGGACGAACTTCGCAAGATCGCGGGCGTCCTTGCGCTGGTGGCGGCGGGGCATGTGGACAAGACCAATGCGGCTCCCACGAAACCCCGAGAAGGAGACATTCGTCTTGCAGACGGGGCCAGTTGGAATCCCGGCAGCGGCGCGGGTGTGTATGCGTATTACGGCGGTACTTGGAAATTCTTGGGGTAATCAATGGCAAACCTGAACGACTTCATCAAAGCAGACGGCACCTACGACATGGATGCCTACTCCAACGCCGTGAGCGGCAATCTGGCGCGTACCGGCATTTCTGCTGGCGCGGTGCAGGCCGCTACGGCTGCGGGTGGTGGCCTTGGCAATAAGTATTTCCAAGCCAATCCCGACGTTCAAGCGGCCTACGCGCAGGACAACTACGGGCTTACGCCTGACGAATTCGCGCAGGTTCATTACAACAAGTACGGCCAGTATGAGCAGCGTGCCGACCCCAGCGGTGCCAAGCAGATCGTTGCGCAGGCTCCCTCGTCTGCCGCTCCGAAGATTGCCGCGCAATCGGTTGATCCGTCTGCCGTCTGGGGCGGCATGGGCGCTGCAAACCCGCTGGCGGCCATCGACCGGATGCTGTCGGGCCAGGTCAACACCTCCACGCTGGACCCCGTTGTTCAGAATGCCCAGCGCCGCCTCGGGGAGCAGTTCAATGAACAGGTGATGCCCGGCATCAACCAGGGCGCTA